GCTGAATCCAAGATATGCCACGGCCTGGTTGCGTGTCACACTATTTTCAGCCACCACGGGCCCAGAAGACTACACAACACTGAACCTGAAGATGCAAATGCCCAACACACATGACATAGATGACCGGACGCCATGGGGCATGCAGCACCAGCCAGAAATATGGGGCACATATGATCGTGGCAAGCCGACCTACAAGAGAATGCTACATACGGGACCCTGGCCTAAGCGTGTAGTCACACAGTTCCCTAAAGGAGACACGGGCGATGGTGAGGTACTGCAATTAACTGTGACAACCGTGTACGAAGTGTTGCAGCGTGAACCACGCGCATGGGAATGGGAGCTAATGGAGCACAACTACGGGCACCCGCAATGGAGTGTCGCTGCCATCCTCCTGGGCTTGAACACCAGCCCAGCCTGGTTGCCCGAGATGATGGCCAGAGCTGGAATGATGCGAACGCCACTGTGCCACTGGATTGGGGCATACAAAGACTGGACCAATGCATTACGCAGAGTATGCGCCGTGTGGGGCGAACCTAAACGGGATCCCAGCAATTGGATGCACATACGTAAAATGCTGAATTGTTCAGATCGCGTGCGTGAGGATGCAGACTGGGAACATGAGGCCAAACGGCGTGCAGCCGAACTGCCAGGCATCGTTGGATTGGGAGCAAATGGAATGGTAAACACCGACTATTGGATGGTGGCGCTGAGCAAGCACTTGGAAGCCATTGCGCGCGAAGCAGTGGGAGCTGTAAACGAAAGCATAGAGCTAGAGGGAATGGTCGATTGGATGCGTGCACGATGGGCTCACATGCCAACGGGCTCGACCTCTATGCGCTGCTTGGTTGAAGGAACCAAGGAAGTAGACAACAGACTGCGTTCCGGGGACAGACCATCCAAAAAGACAACAGCAGAAGCTATGCCATGTTGGCTCCTGCCATTCATAATAGCATTCATACAACCAATGACGATAATGCGTGTAAGCACGAAAGACGAGCCGCAGCGCAAACTGCGCGCACTGTACGCAATATGCTGCCTACTGTCACTGGTCGCATCATTCGCGAGTGTACACATCGAAAAATTCATAACAGCTGAGGGCATAAGAGCAAAACAGTCGCCCGCGGACGTATTGGAATGGGTGCGCCAAGGTATCACAGCGAGTGCACAGGAGTGTTGGCTCTCAATGGACTATAGCGATTGGAACTGGCAGATACAGCAAATATACCTCATCAAATGGAATCTAGCGCTAGCTGCAGCCTGGCGCAAATGCTACACACGTAACCATTCTGTGGCAACACAAAAAGCGATGGCAGCCATTTGGGTGGCACATGCACATGCTGCAAGTTATGCACAGATGCCAGACCAGACAAGAAGGCTAATGGCTTCAGTTGCGAGCGGCCATCGTGACACTGCACGCGACAATTGCGCAATACATGGAGCATACAAAGCCAACTTTGTACAGATGGCTCAAATGTTCGACATACATGCTAAGCCGCTCTTCATGTTCATAACGGGAGACGACGAAGACGGAAAATTCAAAGACTATCTGGCTGCAGCTGCATACCTAATGGTGGCACTAATATGCTACTTCGACCTGAACGCCACGAAGCAGCTAGGGGGCAGGTGGACACATGAATTCCTCCAAAGAATGGCTAGGCCAGCCGATACGCCAACCATGCCGATGTGGGCTGCTTTGGCGCAGTACGCCAGTGGCAACTGGTATAAGGACGTGACAATATGGTTCGACACCAGCATACAATCCTGCTCAGACAATGCCTATGAACTATACAGACGAGGCATGCCAATTGGAATGGCACGAAGACTAGCTGCCTCAACCTTGAATGCAATGATGCGGATACCCAAGGGAAACCAACAAGGATACAAAAAACTGGAATGGTGGTCATTCAGACACGGCGCCAGCAAACATCCACTGTGGGAAGGCACAGAGGGTCCAGTAAAAGC